GGTAGAGCCGAAAGGAACCTCTACAACGTCATAGCCAAGTTGCCGGAGCCGGTCGATCACCCCAACCCCGGCCCCCTGGTCAACGAAAACCTTGTCGGGCTTCCATTCGTTGATCTCCTGCGCCACCCTTGCCGCCAGAACCATGTTGTCATCGAGCCGGAGCTTGATCTGCGTGAAACAGGCCATCCCCTGCCGCTTCGTTATGCAGGAACTATCATCGCCCTGCCGCGCCACATCCACGCCCATGATCCGGGGCATCCGGTAGTAATCCCGTTCGTGCATCGACTTTCCGAGCGCCAGCTCAACAATGTCGTTCGGGATCAACTGCATCGATCCGGAACGCGGCTCCTGCCCCTTCACGCGGACCCGGACAAAATCAGAATCCTCCCCATAGTCGTCAATCCATTGCTGAATCTGTTTCCGGTTGGCCTTCTTCGCCTGACGGGAATCGACCTCCCGCGTAATCCACCGATGCCGGAAACGCTTGAAGCATTGAGAAAATCGGCCCGTATTGCGCGTCGGGTTTCCAAAGGCCACCCACATCGCGCCTTCCGTGGTCATGGCCCCCTCCGCAACCTCCCAAATCAGGTCCGGGATGTTGCTGGCCTCATCGAAGATCATCAGGACGTACTTTTCGTGCGTCCCAGCGAAAGCCTCCGACCGTTCCTTGCTCCACGGGGTAGCCGTTGCAAACCAATCTTCCGGGTGATTCACATGGTAAAACTTCGTGGCGGTCCATTTGAACCAATGGCAGTTGAGCGCCATCTTGTGCCACTTCGCCAGCTCCCGCCATGTCTTGGTCGTAAGCTGCACCGTCGTATTGGCCGTGACAACAACCTGCGGGAAGGGCCGCGTTGACATAAACCACAGGATGATCCACGCGATGAGGGCCGTTTTCCCGATACCATGGCCGGAGCGAACCGCAATCTGCAAAGCCTCGTTGACGGTCAACGTCCCCTTGCCGATAGCGTCCAAAATATCGGCCTGCCAGACATCGGGGCCATCTTCGCCCTCTAAGGCGCCCTGTCCCCATGAGAAGATGAAACACACAAAACCGAGAGGATCGTTGGCGAAATTCGCCACCTGCTCCTGCAACTGCTCCTCCCAGGTATCGGTCTTGCGGATCTTCTCAGCCTTCATGCCGTTTCATTCCAGACCGAACAGCACCGGGCCTTGCATCCCGGAACGCCGTGGACATCGCAGGGTATGCGAGCATCCGGAACGCCCAGAAACGGATCATCCGCCCGCTTCACCTTCCAGTTGATCCGGTCAAAATTCTTCTTGTATTCCAAAGAGCCGAACGACATGGCATACGCCTGCCGCTTAAATGACCTGTAATGCTTCCTCCACCGCTCCTTGTCGCCCAACGTGATCCGGTGATCGTCAGCCATCCCTACGCCTCGTCCGTCACAACCAGGGTCGCCGTCCCCGCGTCAATCGTCCATCCAGTGCCGCCCGAACCGACCAACGAAGCCGTATTTAGGTAAATCACCCCAAACGCCGCCTTGCCCCCGGGAGCGCCATCATTATCCGGACCCACAATCTCGAAGGGAACGAACCCAAACGCCTTGCTCGCCCGAATCACATTCCGGGGATACCACTTCCCGCCCATCGGCTTAATCGTGCAACTGATCATCGCTGCCATCTCATTTCTCCTTCTGCCGGTAGAGAGTCATCCCGAAGGGACACCGGCGGCTAAAGTTCCAACTTCCTAACTTGCCCAGTTCATCGGCCCCCTTGGAGGGTAGGAAGATTTGTAAGGCATATACGCGTATCGAGCGGCCCCGGTATGCCCCCAAAGCCATCCGCCCAGGTCAAAGGGGACCCTACTCGCTGCATGAATCTCGCTCCACTTTGCCCCTGATCTTGCCTGCCTGTCCCCACTTGCTGCACCCTGATTAGTTTACATAATGTAGCTTATAGGTCATTGTCATTTTTTCTTCAATCATTCCACTATCTTACCAGTGGAGTGATCTATGGTCTTGCCTGTTTCCACCCCGTTTCGTGCGGATTGCGAACGCTTTAGCGCCTCCCTGAGCCGGTCGGAGAGGTCGATCTGAATGATGTTCACGGCCTCGCCCCGCTCCGCTTTCTCTGCCTCGTGGTACACTTTGAAGGCCCGCGAGAGCTGATCCTGTTCGCGTGGGTCAGCCTGTCGCGCATCCATCAGGAGCTTCCTTTGCTTCTCTGCCAGGATGTCCGCTTTTAATTCCCTGTATATCTGTGTGGTTCTTCGCGGTGTTAGCTGTTTGAGCCGCCTTGCGATGGTGGAATGATCGAGCGTGCCGATCACTCGCTCGATTTGTCGCGTCGGCACCCCTGCCTCATGGAGCGCCAGGATCTGATCATTTACGGGTATTGGTGCGGGCATCACTCACCCTGTATTACTGTGGCCGTAGAGGCATCGGCTGTCTGAGGTTTGCCGTCGGGCTTGCTGCCAATCGACGCTATTTGCTTGGTTGCCTTGCTTGCGGCCATGTTCTGTCCTGTTGGTTGGTGTTCTGTCCTGTCTGTCCGGCTTCGCTTTCGCTTCGCCTGCCATCCGGCCTTCGGCAGAGAGGTAAATGCCTGTCTTTTTACTATTATATATGACATGCCGGTTCTCACCGTTTCGGATTATGTGCCCGATTTCATTCCCAAACATTTATTTTTTGTCGCTCATTTGGCATGGTTGTAAACTTTTCCGAGCTGTGTCGGGTTTCCTTACACGCAATTTCCATCACTTACATGATTTGATGTCGGATATGCTTACACTTTCGTTATTTCGATAACCATCTAATCATTCCCATCTAAATATTTATCCCTTGTAATCTCTATCACTTCCGTCATTATATTGCCATGCGCGGCACTATGGCATACTTCCCGCATATAGTAAGGCAAACGGGATCATTGACAACCGAACGGGGAGGATGAGTAAGGGGGACGGATGCAGCCGTGAAATCGGAGCATGAACGCCCCGCACAGCTCAAGCGGGCTGTGAAATGTGCCGGAGAATGGAGGATGATTATGGATGTAGAGAATTACATTGCATTTTTAGAGGCAGAGGTTAAGGCTTTGAGGGAGAAAAACGAGTTGCTGTCTGTTGCTGCCAAGGGGGCGATTGCAGCATTGACGCAAAACAAAACTTATCAAATCGACATCGATGTCGCCAAAAAATGGCTCACAGATGCGATCAAATAACCACACGCCCGGCACATCTTAGAACCCGCTTGACGGGCAAACCCAAACGAGAGGAGAAAAATAATGAACATGAATCAGAAAACTATCCATTTGAGCAACGATTACCGGCTGAACGGCAACACGGTAGAGGTTTTCAGTTACCTTGGAACGAAAAACCCCGTTGATTATTCGGATAACGCGCCAGAACCGGAATACGTTTACGATTGGGTTCCATCGCCCTACAAAATCGGCGAGCGTGTTATGTTGGTTTCTCATACCAATGTTTCCCCAAATGCAATCCGGGCGGGGAAAAATATTGATGCCTACAGCCTCATTTTCAATGCCCCGGATGGAATCGCGGGGAATTTGAACCGAAACATCACCCGATTTCACGGCTGGAGAGGGACAACGCAGGACGTATCCTGTTATGCTCACGGCCTGAGAGAAATCATTAAAATCAGGGAATTGAAAAACGGGCGGGTTGCCGTCACGGTCGGGGCAGACCTGAAACCGGATGAGGATTGAAAACACATGTCCCTCCTGGTTGCTGGCAGGAGGGGCCACCGTGAACGGGTTAGACATTACATCAGAAAGGAGAGTGGCAATGACCAGCAAAGAAAATATCATGCTCGACATTTTGGATCGTGAAATGAAATCCGTTAATAGCTTATCCCTTACCAATATCGAGAAATTCCGAGCTGTGGTTAAGAAGGCCCCCGTTGAGGCATTAGAGGCCATCATTGACCGGCACATCCCGTTTATCAATACGTTGGCCAATACCGAGCTTGTGCGCCGGGGAATCAGGCCGGAAAGCGCATTGATGGATCACGCCGTAAATATGATCGCGGAGAGAATAACCGCCTAATACACCGACCCCGGCGGGATCCAGGGAGGAGGAAATCATGGATTGGAGAAAAGGGTTGACGGAAAAGGAAAAGCGGCATTTGCGCGAAACTGGGGCGACGACAAAGGACGCATTTATCCGTAATCGCAAAGGGCAGGCTGAAAACAATCTGCCCTGTTTTGAATGTCGCTCAATCGCTAAAAAGTTGAGAATTGAGGAATAACCAACCATCCGGGCTGCGCATGGACACGTAGAGGAGGAAAACATGG